TTCTATCAGTAGCACTCGCACCAGCACCTGCTGCTGTCCAAGATTCACCATTCCAAGAATACGTTATACCAGCTACAGTATAAGTAAACGATCCATCCGTTGGTTGACCGCCAGTTGCGGGAAAATTTATTGCCATTTGTTGAGTGCTCCGTCTCTTTATTTATTTTCTATGTTCTAGTTCTTTGAAAAGATCATCTACACGAGCATTTAACTCCTGTATTGCATTAACCAAAGCAGGTATTAGTTGTTTCTTATCAAGACCCTGATAAGAATCAGGATTTTCATTCCATAATCTATAAGATTCATATGTAGATTTGTCTAAGGCATCCTTAACATTCTGAGCGATTAAACCTGTTTCTCTCTTACCTGCTTTAGTACCATTAAATTCCATATCTTTATAAGTGAAACTTACAACCTCCAAACTGTTAATGAAATCTAATCCACCTATAAATTTTTCAAAGTCTTCTTTAATCCTTACATCAGATCCTTGATCCTCAAAGATATCACGAATCTTTCTTTCTGCAGTACCAATATCATATGTATTATTAGCAAAAGGTATTATATGAGCGTCAATAACAATAGGTCCAACTGGATCCAATACTAAACAATTATCTGTACCAACAGAACTTCCATTCTGCAAAATAACATCATCTTGGAAGTCAACCTTATTAGATCCAGATGCTATTTCAGTAGTGATCTGTGATAGAGGTGGTGATACATCAACCCACTGAGCTGAATCAGTATCTTGATAATATATTTTTAATCTTCCTCTATCTGACTCCCACCAAAGGTCACCAGCAGTTGCTGCTGGAGCAGTGTCTGCGATAGTTACACTAGCTCCTCCTCCACCGCCACCACCAGTTGGTGCAACTGGTTTCCATACAAGGTTACTTGCATCATAAGTTAATACATCTCCATCACTTGGAGCATCACCACCAAGTAAACTTGTATCAGTTAAACCAACTAGAGTATGAGTATGAGCTGGAAGTCCAGTTAAATATCCTGCTTGTGAGTGGTCACCCCAACCGTGTGCAGTATCCCAATTAGAAGAGTTATCTGTAACAACAGAATAAGATCCAGCTGAATCTCTCTTTAATAAACCATTTGATGTGAAGTCACCATCTACAACTACATCAGCATGACTAGTCTCTGATGTAAGATAACCAGCACCAGCATGATCACCCCATCCATGTGCTGCATCCCAATTAGAAATATTAGAAGATTGAATTCCTGATGCTGCAGATGCTGTAAATACTGGATCAGTTTCTGATGATATAAAACTTGATATATCAGGTGGTGTGAATGTAAAAACTCCAAGTGCATTATTATAAGCAAGAGATCCACCACCACTTGCTGAAGCATTTGTTACTGAAAGATCAGATAATATAATACCTGAACCACCACTACCAACTAAGTCTGTAGTAGCAATCCAATTACTACCATCATACTTAAGAACTTGTCCATTAGATGGTGCAGTAGCAAATACTACATCATTTAATGTCTCAATAGATGTAGCAGCAGATAAGTATCCTGCTTGTGCATGATTACCCCAACCATATGCTGTATCCCAGTTAGTAATCTTTGCAGTAGTAACTCCAGCAGCATCACCAAGTGATGTTAAGTATCCAGCACCAGAGTGATCACCCCATCCATATGCGTTATCCCAATTAGTAATTTTTGTAGTAGTTACACTTGCAGCAGCAGATGCAGCATATACTGGATCAGTCTCAGTATAAGATGTCAAATAATTTTGACTACCAACCCATGATTCTGTTGCATAAGAAGAAAGATCTGGAGGAGTATATGTAAACTCTCCATTAGCAGCATTATATGATAATGAAGGACTAGAAGATGCAGTAGCAGTAACTATACTAGGAAGTGCAGGTACTACTGGTTTGTTTAATATTACTGCAACTCCTCCACTAGCATTCCAGTCAGAGTTTATCTGTGCTGCAGGTATTGTTGGTTTGTTAGTTAAATTACCATAATCACCATCAAATACATTAGTCCACTGTACTGTTACACCAGTAGAAGTTAAAACCTGACCAGAATTTCCTGCAATACCAGCAGCCTGAATCGGTTTACCAGCAGGGATATTAAGACCCTCTTTTATTTCAATGGGAGAATCATCTCCGTAATTAGCAATCTGATTTGCAAGAATTTTTGACATACTTCTAGTCCTGAAGACACTTTCCTAAGCTAGAAGTATTTATGAATATAAAAAAAGACCCCCGAAGGGGTCTTGATATTATTGTGGATCAAGTGGTCTATGTTCTTGCGATTTATAGGATCCAATTGACGTTACACCTGGTGTTAGATCGCTAGTATCTATAGAGATATCTGTATTGAGATCAACATTACCAGTATAATATGGTTCACCAGTAGGGAATTGTACTACTACATCATCAAGATTATCAAGATCTTTACCAGTTTTAGTGGTAAAAGTATAATGATCGTGGGGATGTGGAAATAACCCAATTACATCTTGGACGTTTCCAAGAAGATTAAAAAGGTCAGATAAATTTCTATCATCTTTTTCAGTGAGAGAATTAATAAGTGCTTGACGCACTTCTTCTTCTGCCTTTTCTAAGTGAGAAAGAATGTTTTTGCAAGTCATAACTTTTAAAATTTACGATAAGCACCCACTTCAGGGTCTGGGTCTAACCACTTTGTATACTCAATATCCTCAATAGCGAGGAGCATTTGATCTTCATTATCACAATAATAAAAATCGTTATAACGTTTAGTCCAGTCATTATATTTTTGGATACGGCAGTCAGGTTTACCGTTAATTTCCAATAGTCCACACTGGACGTAACGATAAGGGTATCTCTCTAGAATTACAGTAGCTGCTGTCATGATGCATCAATGTGACTATTCATATCATACCACGCATCTGACCCAGTTGTGTCAGAAAGTTCCAGTTCTGCAGCTGGCACAGCAATGACTGCTCTACCATCTGGTTGCCTGATTAGAATTTTCTCACCATTTTCAATACGATCCATATACTTGTCTAGATCTTTTTCAAATTCTTCTACTGTAAGTTCTGTCATAATACACAACAAATATTTTTGTCTTGCATATAGCGAAGAGATTCTTGACAACCACCTAACTTGATATCATCAAGAAGGATCTGTGGAAAAGTTGCACCTTCTCCAAACTGTTCATAAAACTCTTCACGAGTAAAATCCTTATCTAATTCATATACTACATGATCTAACTGCTCTAGTCTACACACTGATACAAATTTTTTACAAAACCTGCACCCTTTACGGGAGTATATGTTAAAAATCATTTACCCATTGCCTTAAAGTCTTTATCAAATATATCTAGTCCTTCACGAGTAAGAACATGATCATACATTTTGTCAAATACTTTAACTGGCAGAGTTGCTACCTTAGCACCAGCAGCAAAACAACGAGAAACATGATGTACATCCCTAAGACTAGCTGCTAGAATGTTAGTCTTTACATTATGTGTACAATAGAGGGTACTAATACCACGAACTAATTCAACTCCACTGAATGAATTATCATTGCAACGACCAACAAACGGTGATATGTATGTTGCTCCAGCAAGACCTGTCATAACTGCTTGTGCTGCAGAAAAACAAAGAGTTACATTAGTTTTAACACCAGCATCATGAAGATATTTACAAGCAATCAAACCTTCTTTAGTCAAAGGAAGTTTAATTGTAATTGCATCACTGATATCACGGTATTGTACTGCATCATCTAGCATTTGATCAGCAGTCTCACCATTAACCTCAGCAGATATACTTTCAAATTCTGGGAATTCACCAGCAATTCTTTTAATAAGGTCTAGATAATCAACACCTTGTTTCCAGACAAGAGTTGGATTAGTTGTTACACCTGAAATTAATCCAGTACCATATCTTTCTTGAATAGCACTGAAGTCAGCTGTGTCTAAAAATATTTTCATATTATATGGTACTTAGTTCATTCAAAGGTTCCATTCTAAGGAACTGTTCATTCATATTATAAAACAATTTATAGTTTGTTGTCAACACGTAATACCCTTTGATCTCGTTACCGTCACAATGATAACCATACCCTTTGAGAGGTTCATTGACACCATCAATTCTGAAGGTTTTAGTCTTACTACCTAAGTAGTCATGAAATTTCTCGTCTAGGTTGATCATCTTTCCTCGTAGTACAGTTTACGGACTTTACGTTTGCGTCTGTCCTCTTGGTATTTTAGGTCAGCATCTGACAATAATTGCGATTTCTTAACACTATTTTCATTATTCAGTAACACAACCAAGGATAAATTATTTGCACTAATACGTTTACCAGTAACAGTTGTTAGGTTAGAACACCCACAGCATCTAGTTTTAGATGGATGTGATACTAGCTCTACTCCACATGCTTCACATCTAATTATTAATTTTTCCATGGTATCT